TCAGAGTTTACAGGTGGAGATCTTTTGTTTTCAGAAATGGGTGAACAAAAACCTCTACCCTTGAAACAAGGACAAGCTATATTCTTTGCATCGTTTTTAAGACACAAAGTTGCGCCAGTTAAAAAGGGGGTCAGAAAATCATTGGTCATGTGGTTTGGAGGACCTCCGTTTAAATGAGCCAACTCAATAGAAAAATATTATTTCCAACTGCTGTTTATTTTAAAGACTTACCTAACGCTAAAGAACTTAATAAATATTTATTTAAAGAAATAAAAAAGTGGCGTAAAGCAGATCCTGAAGGAGAAAAGAAAACAAACTCTGGTTTTGGTTGGCACAGTAAAACAGATATGGATAGAAAAAAAGAATATAAACCTCTTATCGATGAATTATTTAAAATGGCTTATGAGTGCAATAAAGATTATGGTATTACAGGTAAACTAGGACTTGGTAATATGTGGGCTAATATTAATCCAACATATAGCTACAACAAAACACACACCCACCCAAACTCTATGTGGTCAGGTGTATACTATATCAAAGTACCAAAAAACTCAGGCAAACTATTTTTAGAAGATCCTAGACCAGGACCTAATACATATATGCCTAAAAGAGTGGATAATCTACCTGAACAATTATGGAGAGTATGTGCTTACGAACCCCTAGAGGGACGTATGTTATTTTTTCCATCTTGGCTTCCCCATGGTGTTGATATAAATATGAATACAGAAAAGGGTGAGAAGAACTGGAGAATATCTGTATCTTATAATTTTATACAAGTATGACCACTTTAATTTACGCTAAAATACCCTTTGAACAAATTCATTATATTGATCGACCAGAATTTCATAAACAAGAAATAGTATTTAAAAATCAATTAATGGGGTCGATTAAAAAGCACGGCATCATAGATCCGTTATATGCTGAGGTGGGACACGATTATGGAAGATATATTAAAATAATAGTGGGTAATAATAGAATGGCTACCGCTAAAATTTTAGAAATTAAAACAATACCTGTTATTGTTAACATATATGATCCAACATTTAAATTAGAGGGACGTGAATTAAAAACAGATGATGAGATTAGAGAATTATTTACACATAAAAATGTACAAATAAGAAGAGGGTCAGATGGTAATATTGACACTATTATGCCTCCTCGTTATGATTTAGTACATAAAGATTATGAGTTTTAAAAAAAATAAATATCAAGTTATTAGAGGTGCTATATCTAAAGAGGTAGCAGCCCTAGCGTATACGTATTTACAAATATCAGCTGAAGCAGATTATTGGATGTTAAACAATGGTGTAACCCATGCGGGTAATAAACTTGTAGGTAATTTTAATGATGCACAAGTTCCAAACTCTTACGCTAAATATGGCGATAGACTTATGGAAACATTACTAGTGAAAACTATAGATGTGATGCAAAAGAAGACAGGCCTTAAGTTAGTGCCTACGTATTCTTACACAAGACTCTATAGAAAAGGTAACATTTTACGAAGACACAAAGATAGACCTAGTTGTGAGATATCTACTACGCTAAATCTAGGTGGAGATAACTGGCCTATATTTATAGATCCCACAGGCTCTGACAACGTCGTAGACGAGTATAAGAACATACATAAACCTGGAGCACCTAAAGGTATAAAAGTGGACCTAAAACCAGGAGATATGCTTATCTATTCTGGCTGTGAATTAGAGCATTGGAGAGAACCTTTTGAAGGCCAACTATGTGGTCAAGTATTTCTACATTATAATCATGCAGATGGACAGTTTGCAAAGTCCAATTTATATGATAAAAGACCTATGCTAGGAATAGTCAAATAACGTTGAACATCAACGCAATCTAATATAATCTGGAGTTCTATGTTACAGAAGGTATCTTTTTTACCAGGAATTAATAAACAGGTCACACCTACAGGTGGAGAGGCGCAGTGGGTGGACTGTGATAATGTTCGTTTTAGATACCAGCTTCCTGAAAAAATAGGGGGTTGGAAACAATTAGGTGCGGACAACGTAACCGGTGCAGCTAGAGGTTTACATCAATTTACCAATAGTGCTGGTCAAAAGTTCTCCATTATAGGAACAAACAGAATCTTATATGCTTATTCAGGTGGTGTGTTCTATGATATCCACCCAATTAAATCTACTACCACACTTACTAATGCTTTTAGTACAACGAATGGATCTGCTTCTGTTACGATAAACTTTTCAGGAGATCATGGTATTCAACAAGGTGACATTGTTTTATTAGATAATTTTACAACGATAACAGATTCAAATTTTGCAGCAGCTAATTTTGACGATATAAGATTTATGGTTACAACGGTTCCTGCATCTAACACCATTACTATTACAATGCCGTCTAATGAATCAGGGTCCGGGGCAACACAGTCTGGTGGTATAAGAGTTAAACATTACTACCGTGTGGGTCCTGATGTACAGGCGCAAGGATTTGGTTGGTCACTAGGAACATGGGGTGGTCAAGAGGTTGGAGCTTTTTCAACGACACTAGCTTCTGGCATTACAGATAGTGCAACAAGTATTACACTAACAGATGCATCACAGTTTCCGTCATCTGGCACAAACTTTATACAAATAGGAACAGAAGAAATATCTTACACAGGTATTACATCGAACACTCTATCTGGAGTAACACGAGGTGTGAGAAATACTACGGCTGCATCGCACTCAGGTGGAGCAACAGTTACAAGTTCTGCAAACTTCGTAGCATGGGGTGAGGCAGCATCAGGTGACTTAGTTATTGAACCAGGATTCTGGTCACTCGATAACTTTGGTGACAAAGCTATTTCTTTAATATGTAATGGTGAAGTCTTTGAATGGGATTCATCCGCTACAAATGCTACTTCAACAAGAGCAACAATTATTTCAGGCGCACCTACAGCATCTCGACATATGCTAGTGTCTACACCAGATCGACACTTAGTATTTTTTGGCACAGAAACTACAATTGGTACAAAGACAACACAGGATGATATGTTTGTTAGATTCTCTGATCAAGAGGATATTAATACGTACGCACCGACAGCAACTAATACAGCAGGCACACAAAGACTAGCTGACGGATCTAGAATCATGGGAGCCATTAGAGGTCGAAATGCAATCTATGTTTATACCGACACAGCTTTGTTTACGATGCGTTTTGTTGGTCAACCATTTACCTTTGCCTTTGAACAAGCAGGTACAAACTGTGGACTTGCAGGTAAGAACGCCGTTGTTGAAGTAGATGGCGCAGCTTACTGGTTATCAGAGAATGGTTTTTTTAAATATGCAGGTTCACTAGAATCTTTAGCATGTTTAGTTGAAGACCATGTATATGATGACATTAATTTAGACTCCGGTAATCAAATGATATCTGCGGGATTAAATAACTTGTTTGGTGAAATTATGTGGTTCTATCCAACATCAACATCTTCTGTAGTAAACAGAATGGTTTGTTATAATTATTTTGATTCATCACCACAAAGACCTGTATGGACAATTGGAACACTAGCAAGAACAGCTTGGCAAGACTCAGCAGTCTTTGGTAAGCCTCATGCATTAGAATATGATGCTGATGGTGTTGAAGGATCTAGTTCATCAACTTATGTGCAAGGAAACACGGATGGTATTTCAACATACTATCAACACGAAACGGGAACCGATCAAGTTAAAGGTGGAACGGTTACAGCTATTACTGCAAATATTATATCGGGTGATTTTGATATTACACAGAAAGTACAAAGAGGTTCTGGTCCTATGGCAGAGCTTAGAGGTGATGGAGAATTTCTTATGAAGATAAGAAGATTTATACCAGATTTTATTTCACAAACAGGCAACTCACAAGTTACTTTAAACTTACGCAACTATTCAAATGATACAGCGTCAAGCTCGTCATTAGGACCCTTTACAGTTACCTCATCAACAACTAAAGTAGATACTAGAGCAAGAGCAAGAGCGATTGCTCTTAAGGTAGCAAACACAGGATCTGGTCAAGACTGGAAACTAGGCACGTTTAGATTAGATATACAACCGGACGGTAGAAGATAATGGCAGTGCAACTAACATATACAGGAACACCCTTTGCTGATCAAATAAGACAACAAGGCTTTACTGCAGGCAAGCCTACTGGTGGATTTGGTCTTAGGTTTGCAGATTTATTTCAAAGAGGACCAAAAACTTTTACAACTCCAAATTTAGGTGTTGCTTCTTTGTATGGTAAAACTATTCCAGTGGCATCATCAACAGCAAATTTAAGATTACCAAGCGGAGCTATTCCCGGAAAAACTTTTTTAGAAAGTTTAAAAAATATTGGTGGAACAAAGTTTGGAACAGAAGTTATTCAAACACCTAAACAAGCCACAAAAGGAATGGATCTTGCAAGTAAACTCGGAACAAAATACACAGGACCCACAGCAGCTAAATTATTAGCTGGTAAAACAGTTTCAGGTTTCGGTGGAGTTACACCAAGTTTAGCAAGCAAAGCTTTAAACTTTACAAAAGCTTCTTTGTTTAATCCTTTTGGATTAGCTCTTGGAGCAGGTCAAGGAATAGGGTTTTTAGCAGATCAAGCAACGAGAGCAATGAACACTCCAGAGGCATATGAGTTTATAACAAACGTAACTAAGAATGATCCGTTTGCGTTTGATGAAACGAACATGGATGTTGGAAATATTTTCACTCAACAAGCTTTATTAAATAATCCTGAAAACAAACAACTACAAGAATTAGTTGCTCAAGGTGGTGGTTATAACATACCTGGAATAACAGATAGAACAACAGAATCCCTACCTCCAGACGTAGTATTAAATGAATTTGATAACATTACTAACACAGGAGTTAATCAAGATAGAAGAGGCATAATTGATTTAATAAAATCTGGTGGTCAAAAAGTTTTAGATTTTGCTGCTCCAATAGCTAAAGATGTTGCCGGAAGAAGTATTGCATCTCAAGCTTTAGGAAAAGCAGGTTTTATGGTTGGAGGAATCCCTGGAGCACTAGCAGGAATGATTTTTGGTGGAGCAAAAGGTGGTGATTTATTTAACGCGCCTTACATCGGAGGAGTTACCACTTTTGACCCTATAACTGGAGAACTAATTAGTGGTGAAGAGTTAGATAAATTAAATGCAGCGGGTGGTTACTACAGTGATGTTGCACGAGCTGCAAGAAGTAGAGATGCTAGAATCGCAAACATGAGACAAAGACAAGCATTAGGTAAACGAATTAGTGAAGCAAATTTAGCAAGACTAGAAGAACAACAAGCAAGAGAAGAAGCAGCAAGACAAGCAGAAGCTAGGGCAATGGCAGAAGCA